CTGGAGGAGCTACTACTGTAGTAACAGGAACAATTACATCAGGAGATTTTGATATCACACAAAGAAGAAGTAACACAGGACAAACTGTTGGAATGCCCGACATTAGAGGAGACGGAGAATTTATAATGAGAATTAGTAGAATTATACCAGACTTTATTTCTCAAACAGGAAATACACAAGTTAGTTTTATAACTAGAGATTATCCAAATAATTCTGCAACTACTACAAACTTTACAACAACTACAAGCACTGATAAAATTGACACAAGACTACGAGCTAGATCAATTGCTATGAAAGTATCAAATACAGCAGTAGCAGAAGATTGGAAACTAGGAACATTTAGATTGGACATACATCCTGGAGGTAGAAGATAATGTCATTATTTTATACTGGAAAAGATTTAGAAACTTACAATAAAGGTTATAAATTTGTACCTCAAGAAAAATATTTAAAAAATCCTTTTCAATTTCCTAATCTTGAAACTAAAAGTTCTCCTGCTAATGCAGTAGGCAGCCCAGTTACTTATAATTATCAAACTGGTCAATCAGGAATAGTTCCTGGATCAACCAGCAGCTTAATAGATAATTTTAATATAGCTATTACTGACAGACAAAATAAAATTAAAGAAACTAATAGACCTTTAAGACCCGCACAGTTTCCAAGTTTTCCGGGAGTTAGTAATGCTCAAACAATGTATAATAAAGCTGCTGCTAATTTTGCTAAAGACCCAAATTCTTTAACTGAAACTTTTACAGGAATGAGGCCATCTAAAGAAGTTATGGACCACTATAACGAACAAATAATGGATTACAGAGAAAAAGCTGCAACAGGACAATTAGGTCCAAGTTTTATAGCAGCAGAAAAACCTACAATAGGTAGAAAAATTTCTGATTTTGTATATGACAATGTTCCATTTGTAAACAGACCTCAATCTGCCACAGACATTTTACAATATGGTTATCAACCGCCAAGTTTTACGTTACCTGGAGTCACTGGTATTTTATCTCAACTAGGTCTACAAACTTATTCTGGTTTACCAAAAGGTGATCAAGCGTTTATTGAATCTCAATCAGGGTATACAGGGCCAACAATATTTGGAGACAATTTAGGAAACCAAGATCCTTTTGGAATTAACGTAAAGTCTGCATTTGGAAATTATTCAGATTATGTAACAGATCGAGTTGATAAATTAGAGGGTATTGTAGCAGATCAAAAAAAGAGAGGACTTACAGATACCTTACAAATGAAGGAATTAGAGTTTAGAAAAGAACAAGAGGTAATTAAAGATAACTTTAGAGCCGATTCAGTTTTAATAGATAAAGCTAGAAAAGAAGGTATTAGACAAACACAAGGAGCAATTGATAGACGTGAAACGGCTATCAATAGAGCATCAGAAAAAGGGCAAGCCATAAACAAAAACGAAGGAGTAGGTTCTGTTAATCCTAATTCAGCTTATGGTAAAGCACAAGGTTACAAAGGAGGACATGCTAATCCGCATACTCAAACAGGTTGGAGTGGAGCAACTAAAAGCAATGAAAGTACTGGTAAAGGAAAGGGTAAAAGTAGAGGAAGAGATCCTGACGATAGAATGGCAAGTGGTGGAAGAGTAGGTTATTTTTATGGAGGACTAGCAAGTATATTATAATGGCAAGAATTGTACAATCATTAACAAGAGCAAGTGAAGAATACGAACAAAGAACATTTCAATCTTTAGTTAGAGATCTTGACGATGTTATAACAAAATTAAACACAACTTTCCAAGATGAAGTTAAACAGGAGATAGAGGCTAAAAGTTTCTTTTTAGAATAATGGCAGTAATAAACGAATATAAATTTAAAGGTATAGACAATAGCACAACAGGAGGAGCTTTAGTTCCTTTGGGAGCAGGTATACCTGGAGTTAATGAAACTATAATTATTAAGTCTCTTTTAGTAACATCTGCTGGTACACCAATTGTTACTGTTACAAACAACAGCATTACAGCTATAAAATCAGCAGCTTTAACTGCTAATGAAACTAAAGAATTATTAACACAACCACTAATAATTGAGGGCGGTAAATCTTTTACTGTTCAATCAAGCACAACTGATTCGTTTGATATCGCTATTAGTTATTTAAACATTAAAAAGGAGAAAACAGACTAATGAAAACTACAATAATAGATGGTCAAGAAGTACCTGTATTAGAAGCTACAGAAGTAATTACTACTTACCGGCATAAAGTAACAAATGAGGTTTTTAAAGACCAAAAATCATGGGAAGCTAAAGGCTATAAGCCAGAAGAGATGGCCCAAGACGTAAAAGTCATCATGCCGAACCTTGATTTATTGGGAGAAACAAAGTAAAACGAGAGATTAAGGTAAAATTATGGCAATATCTAGAATGCAAGAACCCAGACAACTGTATGGATTAGGAAGTATCGTTAAGAAAGCGGTACGAGGCGTTAAAAAAATTGCTAAAAGTCCTATAGGTAAAGCAGCATTATTGTATACTGGAGTAGCTGGTTTAGGTGCTCTTGGTGCAGGATCAGCCGGTTCTGGATTTGGATTAGGTATGCTTTCTCCAAGCGCTGTTGCTAGAAACGTAGGTATGAGTCTAGGAAGAATGGGATTAGGTTCTAAATTGATAGGACCAAAACAACCTGGAACAAGTTTTTTATCTAAATTAAATCCTTTTACAAATCCTAATTTATCTTTTGGTCAAAAAGCTTTTATAGGAGGAGGTCTTGGACTTGCAGCACTGCCGTTTTTAATGGGTGGTGGTGAGGAAGAAGTAGAAGAAGATGTAGATGTTATGGATGTAGGAGCAGTAAGAGATGCTGCAAGAAACTATTATAGAAACCCGGGTGCACCTACTGATTTAGCATTTATGCCACAGAAAAAATATGTAATGGAAAATTTTTATGCAGCTAACGGCGGTCGTGCAGGGTATGCTGATGGTATGATGGTAGAAGAAGATGATGAAGAAGAATTTATAAGATCAGGTGCAGGTCAAAGATTTAGACAACCTAAAGCATTTTTAAATATGGGTGGTAACGCAGGTCAAGTTCAAGCAGAACAAATGCTTATGGCAGAATATGTTAAATATAAAAATAGAGGTGGAGACATGTCTTTTGAACAATTTGTAAAAGCAGTAATGCAAGCATCAGAGCAACCACAAGGTATGGGTATGGAACAACCACAACCAATTGCTATGGCTGCTAATGGCGGACGAATGAGCAAACAAGAAGGTGGCATTATGGAAACGGAAGAAGCATCAGAAATGATTGATATGGGTGGTTTAGAAAAAGATTATAGAAACGAAGGTGGTTTTGTAGCAATGGGTGGAGAAGAAAGAGCTGACGATGTCCCAGCAAGATTATCTAAAAATGAATTTGTATTTACAGCAGATGCTGTTAGAAATGCAGGAGGCGGCGATATAGATAAAGGCGCTGAAGTTATGGAAAATTTAATGAATAATTTAGAACAAGGTGGTGAAGTTTCTGAAGAATCACAGGGCTTAGAAGAAGCACAAGCAATGTATGATCAAATGCAACAACTCGAATCAAGGATAATATAATGGCAATAGCAGATTTTATAGAACCGGCAATAAAAGATTTTGCAACACAAGCAACAGCCACATATTCGGCACCGATAGATACAACTAAATTTACTGGAAGGCAGTTTGTTGCTGGTGAAGATCCATTACAAACACAAGCTATTAACATAGCTCAAAGTGGTGTTGGATCATATGCACCATATCTACAAGCAGCAACTGCAGCACAACAAGCAGCAGCGGGAACAGTTGGCGGATTAAGTAGTTTAACAGGACCACAAGCTTATCAACCATTTATGTCTCCGTATCAAACGCAAGTTATTGACACAACGTTAGCAGAGTATGATAGACAAGGTGCAGCTGGTGAACAAGCTATTAGAGATGCAGCTGTAGCTTCGGGAAATTTTGGTGGTGGTAGAGAAGGTGCACAACTAGGGCAGTTCCAATCAGATAGATTAGCCGACAGAGCTGCATTACAAGCACAATTATTACAGGGTGGTTTTACACAAGCAAATCAACTAGCTAACCAAGCGTTTACGCAAGGTGGTCAACTAGCACAAGCTCAAGCTAATTTAGCGACTAATCAATATGGTTTAGGAAACTTTGCAAGACAAAGCATGGGTCAAGATGTTTCTGCTTTAGGATCTCTTGGCGCGTTAAGACAAGGTCAACAACAAGCATTGTTATCTGCTGATGCTCAACAAGCTCAAACAGGAGCGTATGAACCTTACGGAAGATTGAATCAATATGGAAGTGCACTGACTGGTTTAGCTGGTGGTGTATCAGGACAACAGTATGCGGAACCAACAACACCAAGTCCTTTCCAAAGTGCATTAAGCACAGCGTTAGGTGTTGGTGGATTGTACGGAAAAATATTTGGGTAATTAATTATGGCTGGTAAAAAAAATTCTATGATGAAATCTGCAATGAAAAAAGGATTTTCTTTTAAATCACCCCTTTCGTATATTAATCCCCTTAGTCTTCAAGGTTCCGTAGGTTTAAATGAATTAGTTCAATTGATGGGTTATAGTGGATTGTATAAAGATGGTGGTAGAGTAAGAGGTTGTAAAATAGCTAAACGTGGATTTGGTAAAGTAATGAAGAGGAAGAAATGAAACCATTAAATAGACCAATGTTTAGATATGGTGGCCCTATAAAAGAAGGAATCATGTCTGGTATTAAAGAACCAAGACAAGGTTACAGTTTAGGTGCTCGTGTTATAAATTTTTTTAAACCTAAACCTAAAGTTCCAGTGCAAGGTGGTATTACAGCAACTAACAAAGGTGGTTTCTTTCCAGCAATGGGTAGTAAAATTAAAGAATTATTTACTGGTAAAAAAGTTACAACAGGACCAGGGACAGTTACCATACCAGCTCAACCTGGTAAGACAGTATATCAAGGTGGATATTCTATGAGGGTTCCACCATCAGCTGCAAAAACTGTAGAAAAAATGGGTCCTTCTCAAGTAACAACACAGTTTGCTCCTTTTGGACCAGGCGGACCAACTAACCAAAATATTTATGCTGCATTACAAAGAGGTATTGTTCCTACTGTGGGTGCAGGTGGTAAAGTATTATCAGCCGTTAAACCATACACAGGTACAATTGTAATTGGAGGAACGTTATATTCAGTTTTAAAACCAGATGGCACTCCTAAAACAGTAGAAGAATTAAGTGCAGAATCAGGAGCTGATGGCAACTTAGTTGTTGAACAAATCAAAGAAAAAATTACTACTCCAGAAAAAACTAACGAAGAAATAAGAGCTGAAAATGTTCAAAAATACAGAGACATTATGGACATTAAAGGTATGAATAAAGACGCTGCATATGATTCTTTAATTGCAGCTAGTAAATTAATAGGTGAGTCAGGAGACTTTAAAGGTGATGTTAAATCAGGTAAATTAATTAACCAAGTTGTTCAAGCAGCTAGTAAAGCATTTGACAAACCTAAGAAAACTAAAGATGCAATTGATACATTAATATTAAAAGGTGAAATAGAAAAAGATATTAAAGCGTCTGATCCGAGCACTCAACTTCTTAATGAATACAGATTAAAACAAATGGCAAAAATAGATAAAGACATGGCAACAGATTTTTCAGAAGCTAAAATTGCAGCTGCTAAAAATTTATCAGGTCAAGCAGCATTTGACGCTGCAGCATCGGCTGCATCCGATAACTTTAAAGGAAACTTAATTACAAAAACACAGCTTAGTGATTTAATGGAAAAAGCTAAAAAATCTGGAGAAATATCGGAACAAGATATAATTATATCAGCAACTACAGAAGTTATTAAAGGAAAAAAATTACCAGATGGTGATTACACTGTAGGTGATGTATTGGTCACTATTACAGATGGTACAGTAACGAATGTAACGAGGTAACACATGGCCTCAAACTTTGATTATTCAGCTTATTTCGATACAGCAAGTAGAGCTAGTAAAGTAGGCACAATAGAATCTATGCTATCAGGTGTAGCATCAGGTTTAATTGCTATACCAAAAGGTTTCTTTTCACTAGGTGCAAGTCTTATGGACCTTGGTGTCAACAGCGGCAAAGCTGCTGCTGTAGAACAGTGGTTTGATGATCTTACAGAATTTGATGAGAAAGCAGAAGCAACAGCTGCTGGTAAAATTACTGAAGCATTAGTTAACATTGGTATACCTGGTGGTATTGCATTTAAATCTGCTAGCGGTATGGCAAAGACTGCCATGCTTGCAGGTAAAAATAATAAGTATGTTAGATTAGGAAATAAAAAATTAGTTGATGCAGCTGACGAAGCATTAGAATTAACTGCTAGAGGTAAAGGCAGACAATTTATTGCTGGTGCTATAGGTGGTGGTATTGCAGAAGGAGTGTTTGTAGGTGATGCAGAAGCTATTGGTACATTTGGAGATCTTCTTGGTGGTCCAACTAAGATAGATAGAAGTGACACGGACCCAGATGCAACAAGAGAAATATTAAACAGAATTAAATTTGGTACAGAAGGTGCATTATTTACAGGTATTTTAAGTGGTACAGGTAGAGTTATTAAAAAAATAACAAACAGGAACCGGGGATTAGATACTGCTAATTCACAATTAGATAGATGGATAGATAAAGTTGCAGAAAAATTTAGAGCACGTAGTGGTAAAACAAAAGAATTTTTTGATATAGAAAGACAATCTATTGGTGCTCAAGCAGCTGATGCAAACATTGCAAGAAATTTATCTAGAGAATTAGACACAGATATAGACAAATTATTTCCACCGATGCGTACAGTATTTAATAAACAATCCGCAAAGGAAAGAACAAAATTTTTAGGTGATGTTAACGATGCATTATTGTCAGGAGAAGCAAGACTTGGTGATGATGGCGTTGCAGCTTTTGGTGAAATAGATGAGGTAGCAAAACAAAAAGTTATTGATGGCATAAGAAAATTTGCACCAACTAAAGAAGCAGCAGAAGAATTACAAAAATCTATTCTTGGTGGACTATCTATTATGAGAAGTAAATGGTCTGATCTTTTTTCAAAATTAGGTGGATCATTAGATGCTGCGGATATACAAGCATTTAAATCATTATTTGGTGGTAAGTTTAAAAATTATTTAGGTTCTACATACGACATATTTCAAGACAAAAGTATTTTACCTTGGTTAAGATACAAGCCTGCAGCAGAAGCTGTAGAAAATGCTAAGACATTGTTTAAAGATAGTGCGAGACAGGCAGGTAAAGAAATTACAGATTTAGAAGCAGAGCAAATTGTAAACAATGTATTAAAAACTGCAGGACTACCTAAAGGTTTAAGAATGGATAAACCTTCGGATGCATTATTTAATATACCAGATTTTTTTGTAAACAGAACAGCATTAGACGATGCTGTTAAAAGAGGTGGTGTACCTAGAATATCAATTAGAGATTTAGAATCGGCAGCCGATAGAAAAGTAATTGATGATTTATTTGGTAAACAAAAAAATCCTATGCAAACTATGATAGGTGGTATGGCTAAATTATCTTTAATTACAAGACGTAATTTATTTTACGATGACCTTATAAAAAAGAATGATGAAGTATCTGCAGCATGGAGGTCTGCTACAGATAAACAAACAGTTGCACAACCTATGTTTGCTAGGTCCGAAGCAGAGGCTAGAGCATTTTTTGGTGATGACTTTGTAAGAGTAGAAGTTATTGATCCTGCACAAGCTTTAAATGTAAACATTGCATCAGGTGCAAGTAATCCTTTTGGTGATATTGCACAACCTTTTTTTGCAAGACCAGGTGTTGCAGAAGCTATGAAAGCTACATCTTTAAATACACAAAGCTCAGGTATACTTGGTAGACTTTATGAAAGTTTAGTATTGTATCCTAAAGCTACATCACAAATTGCTAAAACAATTTTATCACCAATAACACACATGCGTAACTTTGTAAGTGCTGGAGCGTTTGCTGCAGCAAATGGTATCATACCAGCAGCAGATTTAGGTGCAATTAAACAAGCATACCAAGCGTTACAAACACCACTCAAGGGAACAAGACAACAAAACGATTTGTATCAAGAGTTGTTAGAACTAGGTGTTGTAAACTCTAACGTAAGACTAGGAGATTTATCTAGACTATTAAAGATGTAAACTTTGGTGAGACTATGACGTCTGACAAAGGCATGAGATTATTATTAAAACCATTATCAAAATTAAAACAAGTTTCACAAGACCTGTACACAGCTGAAGACGACTTTTGGAAAATATATTCGTGGGCTATAGAAAAAGGAAGAATTGAAAAAGCTTTTGAAAAATCAGGTGTAGTTAGAGGACAATACTTTAAAAGAAACGGTATTGATGTAAAATTAACAGATCAATTTTTAAAAGAAGAAGCAGCTGACATTGTAAGAAACAATATACCTAACTATGATTATGTATCTGACTTTGTAAAAGGTTTAAGAAAATTACCTATTGGTAATTTCGTATCGTTTCCTGCCGAGATTGCAAGAACGGGAACTAATATTGTAAGAAGAGCATTAAGAGAAATAAACGAAAGTATAACTTTAGCTGATGGCACAGTTGTTAAACCATTTGAAGGTATTGGATATACTAGATTATTAGGATTTACAACTACCGTTGCAGCGGTACCAGTGGCTACAACAGCAGCATTCCAGGCCCTATACGACGTCACAGACGAGGAGCGAGAGGCTATCCGTAGGTTTGCAGCCCAGTGGTCAAAAAACTCTACATTACTACCTATTAAACAAGATGATGGTAGTTTTAAATACATAGATTTTAGTCATGCCAATGCTTACGATACATTAATTAGACCATTACAATCTATAGTTAATGCTGTTCAAGATGGTAGAACAGATGAAGATGGTATGATGGATGATTTTGCAAAAGGTATGTTTACAGCTATGTCAGAATTTGGTCAACCATTCATATCAGAATCTATTTGGACTGAAGCTGCATTAGATATTATAGCTAGAGGTGGTAGAACAAGAGAAGGTTTTCAAGTGTACAGTGATGCAGATACACCTGGAGATAAAAACAGTAAAATATTTGCACACTTAGTTAAATGCCTTTTTCATTAGATCAATTTAAAAGATTAGATAGATCTATAGAATCTGTAGATGTAATTACAAAAGGTAAGTATGATGAGTATGGTCAAGAGTTTGAATTTGGAGATGAGTTTCAAGGTTTGTTTGGTTTTAGAGCTGTAAAAGTAAATCCTGATAGAGCAATGAATTTTAAAGTTGCTAATTATCAAAAAGGTGTAAGGGATGCTCGATCATTATTTACAAGAGTTGCATTAAAAGGTGGAGATATTCAACCTAACGAGATTGTAGATGCTTACATAAATGCTAACCGTGCATTGTTTGATGTAAAGAAAACTTTAAAAGGAGACATGGACGCTGCAAGATTATTAAATATTTCTGAAGGCGGTTTTTATGGAGCACTGGACAGAATTTCTAATCAAGAAGTAAATGCGATTGAAGGAAATATTTTTAGACCATACAGAGTATCTAAAGAAGTTAGAGATGCGTTTGCAGAAAACGCTGCAAAAATTGGTGTTACAAATCCATTTGAAGCTGCTGCAGATGTAATTGCAGAGTTAGAAGGTGAGTTTGCAAATGTAAGTTTAAAACTAGCAGAGTTTCCTGTGTTTGAAAATCCATTACAAACAATTTTACAAGACACACCTCTTGGTCCAACTACACTTAATTTACCCAACATTAACAACGAAGTTGTGTCAGCACAGGTGCAAGGCAGTAATTTTAATAACTTGACAACACAACAAAAATTAGATTTATTATTTGGTGGTAATTAATATGGCTAGAAACGCACTACAAAAAATAGAAGACCATGAAAAGCTTTGTCGAATTATGCAAAAGCAAACGCATGATAAAATACATAAGCTTGAGCGTCAAATTAATCGCGTAGAAAGCATCTTATTAGTGTCTACGGGAGCGTTGATCTCAGGTATGGCCTATGTTATATTTGCTTTAATTATTAGATAAAAAAATTTTCATGCAACTTAGTAAACATTTTAAACTTGAAGAGATGACAAAGTCGATGACCGCAACGCGGAAAAACATTGACAACTCACCAGGAGCTGGTGATATTAAAAATTTGGAGAACGTATGCTATGAAATATTGGAACCGGTTCGTGCGCACTTTGATAAACCCATTACTGTTACCTCTGG